CTCTTGCCCAAGAGCCAAAAGGTCTCTTAGCTACCATAAATCTCATTGGTGTGTCGTCAGCTGCTTTATATTCCGCGGGAGTCATCATAACACCCTTTTTAGCAAAATAATCTGCCAAAACTTTAAGTATTTTCTTTTTATTCATTTGTTTCCTCGTTTTCGGGAGGTCTTCCCCCCTCTTCGGGGTCTACCGCACTACCCGCAATATTAGCTGGGATTCTTAATTCATCAAAACCTTCTATTGGTTCTAAAATTAATGATTCCCTAGCTTCGTTTGGTGTCATTATACCTGAATTTACTAGAGCTTGGTAATAAGCTGCTTGATCTCTCAATTCTGGCTGTAAAGCTGGAATATTTGAAACATCTTCACTTAATTTAAAGCCAAAGTATCTTTCAAAGGCATAACCTACCTTTCTTACTATCGGTATTATTGTTTCTAGATAGTAAAGTCGATGGTTAGGTCTAATATTAGCATTATTCCCTCCATCAAGAAGAATAGGAGGTACTCCCATTGCTTCTAAAATTATTTTTTCGTTTGCGTTGATAGAACTTTGAAAATCTAACTCTTTGAAGTTAATTTTCGTTAAACTATCTACTTCTAGTCCTCCATCTAATATAAGTGGTCTTTTTCCACCACTTTTAGGATTATATCTAGTCTGCCAAGCCTGTAACATTCTTTCTTTTATTCTTTCTGAAAGAGTATTTGGACTTTTGAGTACTAAACCGGGAACCGCTCCATTCTTAAAAAAGTTATCTTGGAACTTACGCATATTATCCAATAAATACATGGTTCTATATGCTGGTTTTAGTCTAGGTACTCCCCTGTAGATTGATTTAAATGAGTTTTCTTTAATATGTATTATTTCTTTAGGGGAGTAGTCTATATGACCATCATATTCATATCCTTCTATATAAGATTTTGTATCACTATGTATAGTTACATTATGTGCTGGTAACTGATACATGTGTGCTCCATCAAAGTAAACAAAGATATTTCCATCAATTAGTAAATCGATAATTAAATTTCGTTTAAAAGTATTAATATCTTGAAAAGGATTAGGTTCTTTATTAAGTACCAAATCAACGCGCGTTCTTCGAACATTATCTACAACGGGTGTGATTCCCTTAATTTTTTCCTGTACTTCAAAAGGTATATCTGAAACATCATCAACAATCATATTTACAGCACGGTTAACAACCTCTAATTCTTCATAAGCTGATCTATAATTATCTTTAATCTCTCTAGTATCAATAGTTAGCCCTTCTTCCATAGAAATAAAAGATTGAGCAGGATTTATCTTCTCCTCTCTATCAATACCTAATAATCTATCATACCATGCCATGCTTTATCCTCATTTTATCTACCCATCGCTTTTGTTTAAGTGCTGTTACCAATTTTGGTCGTTTACCATAAATACTGTGTAGCCGCATGTGATGGGATTTGCATAGTGTAGTAGCTTCATAGTAGATTTCATTGTTATATTCTTTAATAAAAGTTACCCGAAGCTCCATGATTTCATCGGCTGAGTTTATTACTAATTTATTCTTCTTTAGCCAAGCTTCAAGTAGCTCAGTCATTCCGTAGAAGTGGTGAAACTCTAGCTTTTCTGTCTCTCCACAAATGTAGCACTGGGTTTCTTTCTTATAACCTGACTTCGCCTTATCTCTAACGTACTTGACTAGATCCCTTTTTAAATTCATAATATCCTATTTATAAAAATTATACCAAATTTTTACCTTTTTGTCAACATTTATTTTTTCGTTGGTGATACCTCAAAAAGTACTTGCAGTTGTCTCAAAAGTATACAGTCCATATCTTATAGCGTCTGACATATGGCTTGCCATATTATGTTTTGGACGTTCTTTTAACAAATTAGGATTAGCATCCCATTGATATTGGTCAACTGCCTCTAATACGTGGCGACATTTTTGATCTACTACCAGATTATCATTATCAATTATACTAGCAGCATGAGCAATTCCGTCTAGAACAGATTTTTTTGCATTAATTGTCGAAATATCGTAATTTTGAGCAAAATCAAATCTAGTTTGTTGAGCGGCAGAGTCAATATAAATCCAATCAATAAGATATTTGTCTACTAAAAGGTTAATTTCTTTAGCATGCTGTTCAGTAGTTCTTTCAGCGTTTAGATACTCATCAATAAGATAGAATTTTTGTTGATCCCAATCATATGCTACTACACAAAATGCCGTGGGGTCTTTATACCCTACGTCAAGTCCTGCAAATACGTCCATATTACTAGTATCTAACTGACTTAAGTCTGCAACACACTCTTCGAAGTTAAAGTTCCAAACTTGTCCTTCATAAGTATTAAAATCAGCAAGATATTCTTGAGCAAATTCTGCTTGAGACATCGTTCTTTTAGCTTCTTCAATATCTTCAGTTGAAAATCTAGGGTTTTCATGATAAGTTGCCCTTACCGAGAACCAATCATCAAATTCCTCGCTCCAACCCCTATGGTAGAAGTCTGCAAACCAGTTATTTCTTCCTCTAGGAGTAGATATAAATACAGCTTTACTCTCTGGCTTATCTAAAGTGGGCCGAAGTGCTACATTAAATGCATCTTTTCCATCAGCTAAGGCTGCTTCATCAAAAATGATTAGGTCATAAGACCTTCCAACTGTTGAATCAACTTGATTAACTGACCCCATTCTTATGGTAGAACCATTAGACAGTTCAATTACCTTATCTTTTGCATTATCTCTAACTACTTCAAGGTCAAAATGCCTAATAAGTTGTCTTTGTAAATCAAAAGATATTTGAGATAAAGCATAATTAGGAGACATAATAAGTATATGTGAGTTTGGTATAAGTGAAACTAGTTGTCCAATAACATTAGTTATATATGTCTTACCTTGTCTCCGAGAAATAGCTGCACATACAAACCTATACTTAGGATTATTGAGTGCATTTATTAAAGCTATTTGAGCTGAGTTAGGTTTTGTTCCAAGTAAATCAAGATATTCCTCTATTGGCAATTTGATAAAGCGATTTGCTGCATCAAATTGCATTATATCAGTACTTATAACATCTTTTCTACTTATTTCTAACATTAGTGTATAGTTATATTTTTATCTATTGAGTTTTGTATTTTAGAAGGGTCTAAAAGACCTTCTGTATTACAAACACTTAAAAGAAATAAATATCCCATACATAAATCTGTCATAGTTTGATCTTTGGGTGAAACATATTCACCCTCTTGAGCTTTATCATTTAAATCTTCTAAAGTTGCTATACAAAACTCGCTAACTTCTTGAAGCCAATTATCTCTTGGATTAGTGTGCATTTTAAGCATACTGTACGGCAGTAAATTCTACACTACCTTGATCTGCATACATTACATCAGTTGAATCTTTCTTTATAACCATTGTAGCATCACCAGAACCTGCTATATTTAGTCCAAATGTTCCGGGACCATTTCCTGCTGAATTACAAATAGTTACCACTGCTGCTGTACCACCCGTATGTACACATAGTACATAATTTGCACCTTGTATATCGGATCCATTAGCAAAACTATTGCCTGCTGATTCTTTGGGTGATATTAATCTAATTGCTCTCATTTTTTTCTCCTACGCTTAACGCGTCCTTTCCTTCTTCTCTTTTTAGACTGGCGGTGTTTAATAGCGCGAAGCCTTCGCTTCGCAGCTTTTTTAGTCTTAGAGATTCCAGAAGTATTTTTTATCTTCCAACCGCCCTTAACTTTAGTAATCGGCATTTACCACTTCCGTTTCTTAGGGCGTCCACGGCATTTACTATAAGTTCCTTTGCCCTTGGGCATTATATAACTCCTTCTTCCTTAAAGAATGTAAACACTCCGTAAAGTAAGGCGGGCCAAGCTAGTAATTTAACTACTGGTACCCCTAGTAAGACTAGAATACTAACACCTATAATTGTTACTCCGTCCCAAGATGTTCTCTCAGAACAACGTGCCATTATCCAATCTTTAGCCTTCATTAATGTATCCATAAGTTTCTCCATTTATTCTTTGGGCATTTAGCCCTAACTAATCTAGCTTTTAAAGGCATGAAGCACATACATGCTTTACACACCTTAAATTTAGTTAGATTTTCGCATGAAGCACAAATAAGTAATCTTTCTTTACTTCTATTCATCCTTCTTAAGTGGATATATTCCTACTGTAGGTCTGTCTCTTTCCTCTTTGGCTTTTGGAGCCATAGGAGCTGTAACTTTCCTGTAGTATACTACCACCTCTTTGAGTTCCCGAATATATCGTTTCAACTCTTGCATATTATATGCCATTATTTCATAATCTGGAACAGACATAGCAAAAAATACTAGTTGTCCCTGATCTTTCTCAACTCTGGCGAGAAATTCATCTATATTTTTATCTGAAACTACATACCAATAAGGATCTTTTAAATCTATTTCCCGAGGCATTACGGGTTGGATTATCGTTCTTTCGATAGCTTTAGTTGTTATGCTAACTTCCTTTTTACTTGGAATTAGACTGCAACTGGACACCATCATCAAGATTGTCAATATTACGACTATCTTCTTCGATTCCATCAAATACCTCCTTCGTAGCTTTATTTGCCTTAGGTTCTATCAAACCTGGTTTGGCGTATGCTAGTTTAGTTAAATTATGTCTTTTAAAAATGTTAAGATAACGATTCATTTCACCTTCTATTTCCGCATTCTTTTGGGTCATAGCTACAAGGCTTTTACCTTGTAATTCTAGATCTCCTTGTAATTGCTCGATTGCTGCGTCTTGTTCCGCGTCTCTTAATTCATAAGCACTATTTTCTGCTTGTAAGTTTCCATTCTCAACGTATAAGAAATAACCACCTATACCCATAACTAGTATAACTCCTATTAATATTTGATTCATAATTCCTCTATCCTATAATTTAATCCAGTAGCACTTCTAATTTCTATTATATCATTACTATCTGTCTTGAACTTTAAAAACTTCTCTTTCTTTTGATAGAACTTTTTAGCAATAAAAGTTTTATCATCTGTATCACCCCATTGTTTATTATAACTAACTTCTACTTTCCAACGGGGAGAAAAGAAGCTAACAATTTTAAGCCATAAATACTTAAGTTTCTTTCTTAATTTCATTTAACGCTGCTTCTGCGGCTTCTCTACTAGGTTTAATTATTTCTTTTCCTTTCCAGAAAAACCCAAAGTTTTGAGCTCCTTTTATTGCTTTAGCCCAAATTATCCCATCATCAAATTCCTGTTTTACAGTTGCTTTTGTTTTAGGGCTTTTTTTAATGTCTTTCTTTTGATAATCTTTTAATGCCATATTAATCTCCTAATTTCTCTCTTCGAATAAACGATCTACTTTTTGAGAAAGTCTATCAATTGCATTCATAATACGAGCTAAAGATACGTCCATTTCCATTTTAG